TGGGTCAATTAACATAGCGTAGGATTTACCTCCGCCTCTTGCTCCACCATAAAATACTTCTCTTTCTGATGAAGCTAAAAACTGTGTTTGTGGCCCATCATTAGGTTGAAATATTATATTTTGTTCTACATGTTCTTGAACATTTGGAGGAAGTGTTTCTACTTCCTTATCTGTCATAACTGCAGAAGAAGTTCCTTTTAATGCACTATCTGTTTTTAGTACATGTTCTTTTTTAGCTTTAGCAGTATGTAGTTGTTGTGTTGCCTTTTTTATTTTTTTATCTTGATTTTTAATAACTCTTTTTGCGGCAAGACGAGCTTTTACTTCTACACTTAGGACTCTTGGTTCTTGTTTAACTCCTCGTTTTCTTCCAAGATTTTTCTTGGGTTTAGGCGGTTCAATGTTGTCCATCTGTTATCTATAATTTTTTTTAATCCTGTATGAGTTATAGTGCGACCTGTTTTTTGAGTTAACCATCTTGCTACTTCTCTATACGAACAATTATTTAAATATTCTTTTGCTTCTTTTAAAGCATCTAATTCTTCTTGTACCGGTTCAATATAATTTGTATCTTCCGATAACTTATATCCAAAAGGTATTGTTCTTGCTTTTCTTTTAATTAATTCCATCTTTAGCAGGTAAAATAAATATACCATGAGCTACTTGTCCAGTTATATCTATTTTATCTTTTTTAACAAGTCCTACTCTATCTAGTATTTGTTTAGCCGCTTCCATTCTAATATTAACACCGGGAGTTTTACCATCTTCATCTAATGCATCAACTAAACCTTTTACGGCTTTAGCTGAATTAAGTGCAAGAGAATATTCTGCTCTCTCTAGTATTTCTTCTTTTAATGCTTTAATAACTTTAGGATATGAACTAGGTGCATACCCTGCAATCTCTCCTGCTTTCTTTGGGCTACCATGAGCTTCACCAAATAAAGCTGTAAGAAAATTTTCTTGTTGTTCTGTTAGTTCTCTAGTTTCTTTTTTTGTTGGTAACATTTATCCGAACGCTCTCCAAAAAGCCGCCGCTAATCCATAAGGGTCATTAACAGGATAACCTAAATTATTTAATTTAACTTTAGGTTTAGCTTTAATTTTTTTTACAGCCACTGGCTTTTTTGTTTTTTCTTTACTCTTCTTTCTTTTTTCCATTCTGGTGACTCCGGCATTATTCCAATTTCTTCTTTAAATTCTCTTTCTTGATATCCATGTTCTGCAGTAGATAAAAGTTGTTCTCTCATTTTATCTTCCTTACCACCTCTATCAGATAGTATAGCAATTCTAGGTGCAGTAATA